CCCTCATAAGTATCTTTTATTTCTTGTTGATTGCAAAATTCAATGCTAAGTTTAACTTCATGATATTGTAAAGCAATTAAAGGTAAAGATAGACCAACATTTCTACAAAACCAAAATTCTAAAGGCACATAAACATCATATGTATCAGCAGATGCTAAAAATATTGAACTATTTCTTATATTTCCTCCTACCATTTTATTATAACCATCTTTTTTACCTAATGGCATACTTAATTCATTCCAAATATACATCCATTCAGAATAATGTTTATCTATTTTTTGCCCACCTATTTCTAATTCAATTTGTTTTAACAATCTAAGACCAAAATAGGGAACTAATGCAACATCTCCTGTAGCTTTTAATGTTCCTTTGAAATATATTCTGTTAATTAAATCTCCATTTCTTGTTATCAAAACGTTAACACGAGAGCCAAGTCTTGCAGTTCCATTAAATGTTTGTTCTATAGATTCAATGGCAAAGTTTGTATGACGACGATATACAACTTTAAAAAAAGTTATTTGTGGATTACCAGTTAGAAAAACATCTTGAGCACCATATGCTACTAATTGTAAAAGACCACCACCCATAATATATCTTTATACTATATTAGGAGAAAAAAATTAGACTTATATAAATTTAATTGGAATATGCAATTCCTCCCATTCCTGACATTATTCTTAGTATGTTATAGTTAACAGCATAAATAGAAAATATATATTCTGAAGTAGTCACACCTTGAGCTATTTCAAACTTAATAAATGATGTATCTATTCTAGACATATTTAAAGTGCCGGATGGTTGGTGTTCTTCGGGTTTTAATGCAAAAGAATATACATTTATACCCGCATTATTTGGAACATTCTCGTGATGTTGAAATGGTTGAATTAAATTAAAGTAGTTATTATCTCTTGATGTAAATCTATCATTACCATTTAATAATATTTTAGCTTTAGTATACGTACTTCCTTCTGCCGCGCCTCTTGGTCCTAATAATTTTTTCATATCATTATAATCAGTTATAAGTGAATCCTCATCCAATTCGTTGCCAGCTTTACTATAATTAAACCAATTTCTATTTATTTCATGTTCGCCAATTATTGTTTTTTTAATAGTCCAAACTAATTCTTTAACAGGATGGTTGAAATTTAATCTTATTTTGTCAGATAACGCTTCTTTTCCTGTAAATTGTAATTGCTCTATTAAATATTCATGAGATGTTTGAGCAAATTTTCTCCTTTCATCTGTGTCTAAGTAAATATAATCGACCCATAAATGTGCATTTAAAGTAGCTGGGTTTATATTAGTGCTTGGCGTCGGCTCATCTTTAATGGTTGTATAACAATTTTTTTTTTCTTCAAATTGAATGTTAATTTTTATTTCATGATATTGTAATGAAATTAGTGGTAATGCCAACCCTACATTTCTACAAAACCAAAATTCTAATGGTACATATAAGGTTTTAGAACTAATATCTCCTCCTTTACCTCCAACCATTTCATAGTAGCCATTTTTTTTAGATATAGGTAAACTTAATTCATTCCAAATATACATCCAGTCAGAATAATGTTTATCTATTTTTTGACCACCTATTTCAACCTCTGCATATTTAATAAGTCTTAATCCAAAATAAGGACATGCGTTTGTTGCGTCTGCTGAAACAACTAAATAAACTCGTGATATCAAGTCACCATTTCTTGCTATAGTGCTTGTTACTTTTTGACCATATGCGACTGTGCCATTAAAAGTTTGTTGTATAGACTCTAAAGCAAAATTTGTATGTCGTCTATAAACAACTTTGAAAAATGTAATTTGTGGATTACCAGTTAGATAAACATCTTGTGCACCATAAGCAACTAATTGTAATAAACCACCGCCCATATATTATATGTATCTTATACTATTATAATAGAAAAAAAATCTTTGAAAAAATCTAATTAGAATAAGCAATGCCACCCATACCTGATAATATACGTAATACGTTATAATTAACAGCAAATATAGATATTTCTGTATTCGCTTCAGGTTCTTTAATGTCTAATATAGCAGTATCTATACGAGACATGTTTAATGTTCCAGACGGTTGGTGTTCTTCGGGTTTTAATGCAAACGAATAAACATTGATACCAACATTATTTGGTACATTTTCGTGATGTTGGAATGGTTGTACTAAATTAAAGTATCTAGAATCTCTTGCATAAAATCTGTCATTTCCATTTAATATTAATTTAGCTTCTTTGAATAGTCTATCTTTAGATCCAGCGGGACCTAAAACACCAGATAATGTATCATAATTATTTGCGTTGCCTGATCCCAGTCCTGTGGCAGTATAATTAAACCAGTCAGCATCAGTAGAACCGACGCCGTCTTTGTGTAAAACCCATACTAATTCTTTAACAGGATGATTGAAATTTAATTTCATTTTGCTAGAAGCTTTTTCTCTGCCAGTAAATTGTAATTGTTCAATTAAGTATTCGTGAGAAGATTGCGCGAATTTTCTTCTTTCATCAGTATCTAAATAGATATAATCTATCCATAAAGAACCAGATAAATTTCCTGCGTGGTCTGCCGCGGAGTCTTTTACTTTGTCACGTTCTTCGAATTGTACTACTATTTTAACTTCGTGATATTGTAATCCGATTAAAGGTAATGCAAGACCTATATTTCTACAAAACCAAAATTCTAATGGAACATATAAAGATGTATTATCTAAATTACCACCTTTGCCACCAACCATTTCGAAATAACCTTCTTTTTTACCTACAGGCATACTTAATTCGTTCCAAATATACATCCAATCGGAATAATGTTTATCTATTTTTTGGCCACCAATTTCAACTTCGGCATTTTTAACTACTCTTAAACCATAATAAGGTACTAGACCACTAGATCCAGTAACATTTAAAACTAAATAAGCTCTCGATATTAAATCACCATTTCTGGAAACGGTAGCAGTTACTCTTTGGCCATAACCAACAGTACCATTAAAAGTTTGTTGTATAGATTCTAAAGCGAAGTTAGTGTGTCTTCTATATACTACTTTGAAAAAGGTAATTTGAGGATTACCTGTTAAATAAACATCTTGTGCACCATAAGCTACTAATTGCAATAGACCGCCTCCCATTATTAAATATTTATCTAATTTAATATAAGAAAAAAAATTACAAAATAAAATTTTAGTTGGAATAAGCTATACCTCCCATTCCGGATAATATTCTTAATACATTATAATTAATTGCAAATACAGATAATTGATGGGCGCTATCTTGACTTTCATATTCCAAATCTAATACAGCAGTATCTATACGCGACATATTTAAGGTTCCTGATGGTTGATGTTCTTCAGGTTTTAATGCAAAAGAATAAACATTGATACCAGTATTATTAGGAACATTTTCGTGATGTTGGAAGGGTTGTATTAAATTAAAATATCTTCCATCTCTCGCATAAAATCTATCATTGCCATTTAATATTAGTTTAGCTTTTTTGATTGGATTTTGTGTGTCTCCAGCAGGACCTAATGATGCAGACATATTTTTATATGAAATATCATGATTATTAATAGACAAATGTACAAGTGAACCACCAGAAGTTGATAATACATCTGCATCGTTTGTGTAATTCATCCATTCTTGATTCGTTGTTGCTTTGTTATGCATAACCCATACTAATTCTTTAACAGGGTGGTTGAAATTTAATTTAATTTTATTTTCGGCAGATTCTTTTCCAGTGAATTGTAATTGCTCTATTAAATATTCATGAGAAGATTGCGCAAACTTTCTTCTTTCATCTGTATCTAAATAAACATAATCTATCCATAAAGATCCGCTTAATGATGGTCTTGCACTATCGTCGTCATTAAATACAATATTTGAAGACTCTTCAAATTGAATAACAATTTTAACTTCGTGATATTGTAATCCAATTAAAGGTAATGCAAGACCTATATTTCTACAAAACCAAAATTCTAATGGTATATATAAATTCATATCATTTTCACTTCCACTAAAAAATTTACCACTTTTTCCACCAACCATTTTGTAATATGCTTCTTTTTTTCCAACAGGCAAACTTAATTCGTTCCATATATACATCCAATCGGAATAATGTTTATCTATTTTTTGACCACCAATTTCAATTTCAGCATATTTAATAGCTTTTAAACCAACATAAGGAACTAATTTATTATCTACATGACCTTTTGTTATTTTTAAATTTAAATAAGCTCTTGATATTAAATCCCCATTTCTGGAAACGGTAGCTGTTACTCTTTGGCCAAAACCTACAGTACCATTAAAAGTTTGTTGAATAGATTCTAAAGCAAAATTAGTATGTCTTCTATATACAACCTTAAAAAAAGTTATTTGTGGATTACCTGTTAAATATACATCTTGAGCACCATAAGCAACTAATTGTAAAAGACCTCCTCCCATAATTTATATCTAATTTATACTTATATAAAAGAAAAAAAAACTTAGTTAGAATAAGCAATACCTCCCATACCAGATAATATTCTTAATACATTATAATTAACCGCATATATGCATATTTGGTGAGTGTTTTCTTCAACAGATGCAGTACTTTCATATTCAAGATCTAATATTGCAGTATCTATACGAGACATATTTAATGTTCCCGATGGTTGGTGTTCTTCTGGTTTTAATGCAAACGAATAAACATTGATACCAGGATTATTTGGAACATTTTCATGATGTTGGAAAGGTTGTACTAAATTAAAGTATCTTCCTTCTCGCGCATGGAATCTATCGTTGCCATTTAATATTAATTTACCGCTTTTAACAGGATTTATAGCATGCGCATAAGATAACAAATCATTAACAATGGTTAATCTATCTGCTGTGTGTGGAAGTTTATTTAATTCAATCGCGGTAGTATGGTCAATGACATCTTTGCGGAAATTATTAGTAGGTTGATGACTAAAATCAAACCAATCTTCGTTATTATCGCTATTTTTTTTAACAACCCATATTAATTCTTTGACTGGATGATTGAAATTTAATTTAATTTTTTTACCTGCAGATTCCTTACCAGTAAATTGTAATTGCTCAATTAAATATTCATGGGAAGATTGAGCAAATTTTCTTCTTTCATCGGTATCAAGGTAAATGTAATCAATCCATAAGTGAGCATTTAATGTTTTGTTTTTAAAATCAGTTAAGACATCACCGGCGACAGCAGTATATATAACATTTGATTCTTGTTCGAATTCAATTGTTATTTTAACTTCATGATATTGTAAACCAATTAAAGGCAATGCTAATCCAATATTTCTGCAAAACCAAAATTCTAAAGGAACATATAACTTAGTATCTTTTAATCTTTCTCCTCCACCACCGCCTACCATTTCGAAATAACCATTTTTCTTGCTTTCAGGCATACTTAATTCATTCCATATATACATCCATTCGGCATAGTGTTTGTCTATTTTTTGACCACCAATTTCAACTTCAGCAGATTTTATTACTTTCAAACCAAAGTAAGGCACTAATATTTGAGAATCAGAATCTAATACCAAATACGCTCTAGATATTAAATCACCATTTCTAGAAACAGTAGCAGTTACTCTTTGGCCGAAACCTACAGAACCACTGAAAGTTTGTTGTATAGATTCTATAGCAAAATTAGTATGTCTTCTATATACAACTTTAAAAAAGGTAATTTGTGGATTACCTGTTAAATATACATCTTGAGCACCATAAGCAACTAATTGTAATAAACCTCCTCCCATTATTTTTTACTTATTATACTTATATAAAAGAAAAAAAAATTAGTTAGAATAAGCTAAACCACCCATTCCGGACATTACACGTAGTACATTATAATTTGTAGCATAAATTAAAACTTTAGAATTTAAATTTATATCACCACTAGTT